AAAAAACTGGCTCCCCACCCATTATGACACACAATGATTTAATCGGCACTTCCGTTTCCATTGTACCAATAAATACTATATATGATCTTGACAAATCCTTCAAATATCTTGTTTTCTCCGATGAGGAGAATGTTTTAGTCCCTAATTCAACCACTATAGTTAAATTTCAAGGTTGTCAAGCTCAGCATATTCGTATTGTTCGTCTTCATCGTAATCCTCAACATCCCTTATTCAATGACCCGTACATAGTCAATACCGCACTCACCCGTCACACCCATTCTCTTACATATTATTGTCTTGCTACTATTACGTCTGATCTTTTGTATGATTCTATACTTCGAATACAAGCTATACCACAATCTGAATCTGTTAAACATATTGTTTTGCGCGCTGGCGGTGTCGACCATGCTGATTTTATTTCTCCTTTAGTTAGTGATATCAATTATTTTGGTAAATATTCGAGAGATATGAAATCAGTATATTTTTTAAATACTATCGGACAAATTTATGACTTACACAAGCAAGACGTTGCTTATGTATGTGTAGATCCCGTTATATTTAAAAAGTACGACCCCACCATGGTGTATAAATTGATTTTGGTTAATCGTTTTAGTAAAAATGTTCGTATAGTAGCAAAACAATGTGACGCAAAAGTTTTTTCCACCGTTACCGAATTTTTCTTTTCCAATGCGCTATTCGATGAACCGTATTCCGAATTTCTTCCTCTTTCTTGCCAAGTCGATAGTTATGCCGATTTCTTTTATCATTTCGTCCCTATTTCCATCGAATACGTCCAAAACTTGTTGTCTTCTATAATTGGTATTCGCACTTTCGACGAAGTTATGTTCGATTCTTATTTGGTTAATTCTATTGGTAATCTCGATTTGTTTGTTGATCGCGAAGTTTCATTTAATGTCATAAAAAATTTTTCACGCGTACCAGAGATATGCAATTTATCTCCACATCTACACGCACCTATACCCACGCGTCGCGGGCAAATTTTTAATGAAACATTACTCGCAGCAATTAAACGGAACTTTCTCGTCCCGAATCTGCAATTGTATGTCGATGTCGACGCACAGGCTGATTTGATGGTTAAGAACTTTCTCTTCAAGTGTTGTAAAAACTTCGAGCGCGTCAATATTTCACCTTCAATGTCTCAAACTCAAGCTTGGTTGCAAAAGCAAGGCATCACTATTAGTAATTTGTTACAACAGTCCGCTCTCGTTGCGGATACACCCGGTAATATTTATGATTTTAGTATTAAATCTTCTCCCAAGAAGGTTTTTCCTGATTTTATTGACATTTACCCCGCTTTGCAAACAATTTCTGCACATCCCAAAAACATAAATGCATATTTTTCCCCTTTGTTCTGTATGTACAGAGATAAAATTCTTTCCGTTTTAAATAACAATATATGCATTTTTACCAAGCTTGACATCGATTCATTGGCAAATCGTATTCCAAATAGAATTATGGGTATGCAAAAAGTCGAACTTGATATTTCCAAATATGATAAGTCCCAATCATTGTTAGCTCTTCTAGTAGAATATAAGCTTATGCGAACATTCGGTTTTTCAAAGTTGGATTGTGATGTATGGTTCAACATGCGTCATTATTGCCATTTTTCTTCCACTGCAACAGGTATTAAATTTGATGTTTTGTATCAAATGAAATCTGGCGTCGCATCAACATTTATTAGCAACACTTTGCACCAGATGTGTGTCCTCTTTTCAGAATGGCATCCTAGTCCGGATTCTTTTTCTCTGTTCTGCGGAGATGATTCACTTCTTTTCGATCACCAATTCTCACGCGACGATTTGCAACTTTATCGATTTTCTACAATATACAATTTTGATATTAAACGTTTTAATTATCAATCTTTGTACTTTGCGGGGAAGTTTATTTGTTATGACAATAATCGTTTCGTGGTAGTTCCTGATCCTATCAAATTTTTGTTTTCTTTATGTCGATCTGATGTTCCAAATTTCTCGATGCTTAAGGAAATTGCCGTTTCCTACCTTTCTCTTTTCACACCGGATTGTTTTACCACAAATATTTCCAATATTGTTAACGATGGTTTAGTAGAAAGGTATAAACTGCATGTTTCTTTTCGGCATTTTTATATGTCCATACCGTTCATTTTGACCAATTTCACCGATTTCTTCTTTGTTGATCCATCCGCAAAGATTGATGAATCTGTTCGCATAAATTTGTAACTTCTATTTAGTTAGTCTCATTTCAAAATGTTTTTAATTATTTTTGTCTCTCTCATCGGTTATGTTTACTCTTGGCGACCAACTGATTTGTATAATGCATCACTTCCTTATGATTCATTATCACTTTTTCCTCGTTCTCAGCATTTTTCTTCTTCGGTCTTGTCAACTGGTGTATGTGAAATTGTCGATTATTCTCGCGATTGTTTTCAAGTTTTTGATATATCGTTTCTCGACAGTTTTATTACTACTCCTAGTTGTCCTTCAACACCTTCTTGTCCGTATCGTAAAATGCTTATTTCGGGGAATGGTAACAATCGTCAGTTTCTTTGTTACCCTGTTATTGTTTTATCCTCCGGTACTTGTACCTTCTATCGTTTGGATTTTAACGCATTATCTTATCAGTTTACCAACACGCCTTATTCTATCAATTTTCAACCGTCGTCTTCTCTCTTGTATATCAGTAATTCTCATTTTTCTGGCTATTCACCTTATGTGTGCTATCAGAATTCTGTTATACCGTCCTTTTCCTTCAGCGCTCTTATTATTCGTGGTCCTCGCTACTGTCGTCCAACTACTCTACGTGTTCCACCGATTAGTAATTTCTTATCTATAACGCCTTCTCCTCCTCCTGATTTTATTCGATCTGATGTGTTTCAATCTTTTGTTCGTGATTTCGATTATTTTGTTCCGTCTCTTTGTTCATTCAACCAGACTTATTCTGTTAATCTTGTAATTTGTTACTCCCATTCAACGACATATCTTTTTAATGCATCAGATGCGTTTGTTGAATTTTCGCTTTCGTTTCAGTCTTATTCTTATTCTATCAAGGATTACTTCCTTACTACCTTTCTTCATATCACATTGGCTATTAAGGGTTTCTTTTTATCTCTGTTTAACGACATTCTGTTTTTTCTCGAATCTGAATTTCCATATATCGTTGATGTAATTGTTCACTTGATTATTAAATTGTTCTCTTTGCTTGTCACGGTTGTGAAAACAATTATATTTAGTGCTTTTCGCACATTTCCATCGTATTATTTTCTTGATGCGTTGGTTATATCTATGATTGTCTTTGTGCTGTACATATACTTTCGTGACGTTTACATCATCCTTTTTGTTATGGTATTTGTTTCTTCAGGTTTCGTCTATTATAACTATGATTCTCAACTAGATCATTCTGATCCTTCTGTCATTACCGTTGATTTTCAACCTTTTAATAGCACTTGTCCTATTTGTCCTGTTTGCCCTTTGTGTTCTACAACTCCGTTTACTACTATATTTCCGCAGACCACCTCTACTACCACCTCTACTACTTCGCAATCAATCACAACTAGTTTGTTGCTATCTACTTCGTTGTCTATGGCTTCAAATACTTGTAATTGTTCTTGCAGCTTTAATTATTTTCCTTCGCCATCTGTCGGCATAGCATACTCCGTTGCGGTTGCTGGTGGTTCGTTTCGTTCCTTTTCCAGAATTTTTGCACCTTTGCAAATTCTCCCCAACATTGTATGTTATTCTATTGGTAGTTGTCATGGTCTGTCTTATAGTGGTTATTTGGTTCCGAATACATTGGCTAATTCATCTTTGACTGATATCGTTATTGCTGTTCCTCAGGTTTCTTCAGGTGTTACTTCTATTACTTGCTCAACTCCATGCTCTGCAACCTATTATCCGCCTGCGCACGCTGCTCAAATTATTGGTCTTGTCAAAGCTTATTGGTTATTATATCCCGT